ATAGATTAGCGGGGGTTGGCTCACAAAATAACATGTTTCAACATGTTTATAGCCAAGCTGGTCTTAGTCAATTTAGTCCAAGTGTAAGCCCATACAATACAACAAATTCAAATTTTAATTTTTTGTTTAATGTTGGTTTTGGAAATAAAAGCTGCAACGCATATTGGGGTGGCAATACTAGCGTTATGTTTGGAGCGACCACGGATAATACTTTTAGAGGTATAGAATTATATATTGATACAACAAATAGAACTGCTTCATTTAATTGGCATGATTCTAATAAAAATTTAATTGGAGCTAGCCCTTCTGTCTTTCCCGGAACACAAACCGTAAATAAATCATCTTTTACATTTACAAGTGCTTCAATTGTGACACCAAATTCACAGTGGGACACTATTTTTCCCGGCGGAAGTCAGCCTGCTAAAATAACATTAATGGGTAACGGCGCAGGTAATGACACAACTTATCATACTGTCATTTGTGTAGACAAGCAGCTTTCTGCTGATCAAATTCAATCAATAAAAACACTACTAGATAAGGCATATGGTGCATAATGAACATAACTTATTTTATTAGAGATAATGATAACTATTATTCAGAGCCTTGCGATAAAGCAAGCGTTAAAATAAAAAAAGATAATAAAATATATTATTGTGCTGCCTGTTGGGGTTCTCATGCACCAACAGATGTAGTTAATTTTATTGTTACAGACCCAGACAATCTAAATCTTCTTGACTGGCTTAATTCTTTAAGTTATATAGTTATAAAAGAAGAGGTGTAATTTACAAATTTAAAATACTATTTATTAGGATATTTCTATGGAGATTATTACATGAGTTCAATGTTAGAGCAAGCAATATTAGACGCAAAGGATCTGAAAGAGGCAGCAATCAAAAACGCCCAACAAGCCATTATTGAGAAATACTCTGATGAATTTGAGGGAGAGATTGAAAAATTATTAGAACAAGCAACGCCTCCAGCAGATCCAATGGCAACAGCACCAATGCCAATAGCGCCAGCCATGCCTGGAATGCCAACAGCAGCAGGAGCAGCCCCAGTCGATCCAGAGAAAGCAAAAAATGATAGTGATAACAAATCAGATTTATTTGATAAGTTAAACTATGCTTTCGCCGATGGAGAAGTTATTGGTGGAAAAGCACACACAACTGGAGTTGTTGAGATTGACTTAGACTCTCTAACAAAATTCTCTTTCCAAGATAATCAAAAATCAGTAGAACAAATGGCTCTTCAAGAATTGAAGGCTCTTTCTAAGAAAACTTTAAATGAGGAGCTAGACGAAGAAATGAATGACGACGACGATTATGATGATGATTCAGAAACTTTCCCATACGGAGACGACGATTCTGACGACGACGATTTAGACACAGACGACGATATGGAAGACGATATGGACGATGAAGATTTAGAAGATGATGACATGGACGACATGGATGATCTCGATCTTGATGTTGATATTGACGACGAAGACGGAACAGAAGTAGATATCGATGATGAAGATTTAGAAGATGACGATATGGAAGATATTGACATTGATATGGACGACGATGATTTAGATATGGATGATGAGTTGGACGACGATTCTGACGAAGATCTATATGATGACGACGATGAAACTGATTTTGAAATTGATTTTGAAACAGACCCAGACGACGCAGATTATAATCCAGACGCCGATGTAGATACGGATATGGACGACGACGATCTGAAGAGGAATCTGATGATGAAGAAGATGAAATGGAAGAATTAGAAGAAGGTGAAAAATCAATTTCAGTTGAAGAAATTCTCCAAAAAATTGAAGCACTAGAAGTTTCTATGAAGAAAAAAGATATTAAAGACGCCTCGGTCAATGCTCGTCTTCAAGATATAATTAAAGCTGTTAAGAGATTAAGTCCTTCTGAAAAGAAAGAACTCAAAGAAGCCATCAAACTTGATTATAAGAGAACTGGCCCAAGATCAAAATGGACTGGAATGTTCAATGAAGAAGCGGAGCATGATGTTGCTTTAGCCAATCTTCAAGTTCAAATTGAAGAACTGGAACAAGAAGTAGATACACTCCAAGAATCAAATAAGAAACTTAAGGCAGGATTGAAAGAATCAGTCAAATTGATTGAAAAAACAGCTGCCGAAAACAAATCGTATGTAGCTAAGATTAATCAATATGAAGAAAAATTATATGAATCAAGATTATTGAATTATAAATTACTATATACTAATAAGGCACTATCCGACGCCTCGTTAAATGAGCGGCAAAAAAATAAATTAGCCGAGTCGATCAATGGAGCCAAGACAGCAGAAGAAGTTAAATTGCTTTATGAAACATTAAAGAGCACAATGCGGGACGGAACATCAAATAGTAGTTCCCCCAAATCATTGAGCGAGGCAGTTGAAAGACGTTCTTCTTCACTATTGCTAAAAGCTTCTCGTGCGGAAGCTCCAAAGCAGAATGATTATGCGGAACGCATGAAAAAGTTAGCAGGGCTAACTTAATATTTAACCAACAAAGGAGATACAACAATGGCAAGTATAGTCGAAAGATTAACAGAAAACATTGTCGAAAGAAATCTTCTTCGTGAAGGTGCTGCCCTCTCAAAGAAATGGGAGAAAACAGGCCTACTCGAAGGTATCGACAATTCAATGACAAAGACGACAATGTCTCGTCTTTTAGAAAATCAAGCAAAGGAGCTACTCCGTGAAGCTTCTACAATGTCTGCGGGCGATGTAGAGGGTTTCGCAGCAGTTGCATTCCCAATCGTTAGACGCGTATTCGGTGGTCTAATTGCAAATGAACTCGTAGCAGTTCAGCCAATGAGCCTACCATCAGGTCTAATCTTCTTCCTAGATTTTAATTACAATGCTTCAAACACAACTGGAACCGGTGTAGTTGATACATCTGTTTATGGTGGTGGCAGATTAGCAAGTGAAATTACTGGTGGTGTTCTTTTAACCGGCGTTAATGCTGAAAGATCTTTCTACGCATTAAACAACGGCTTTTCAAGCCCATCAGCTTCATTGACTGGCGATAGTACAGCCATTACAGAAATTACTTCTTTTAATGGTTACACTATTACACAACTCGATGGACAAAAGAAAGGAACAGAGTTAACAGAAGAAGGCGCTTTGGCACTTGTTCAACACGACCCAGATGTTCTTACTGACAGTACGAACTACTACGCAGCAATGAAGTTAACTAAGGCAGATTTTACTAACCTAGATACAAACAACCTTGTAACCTTGAACGTAATTCAAGTTTCTGGTTCTGTATTGTCAACCAAAACCGTCTCTACGGTTAGAAGATTAACAAGAATTGATCCTTCAGATTCAACAAAATATATTGTCATTCTTTCTAAAGCCGCCAATGATGATTTCGGATCTGCTGCTGGAACAGTTAAGATCAATGCAGATAAAGCTTCTTGGGTAGTTAGAGACGACTACAACGCTGGTAATGCAATTGGCTCAATCAAGCCCGACCTATTGTATGATGAAGGTGCAGCTGGAGGTGGCCAAGGAAACATAATCAATGCGAGCGGCAATGCATCTATCCCAGAGATTGACATCAAAGTCGATAGTATCGCTGTAACGGCTCAAACCAAGAAACTCAAGGCCAAGTGGTCACCAGAATTAGGTCAAGACCTAAATGCTTACCATAACCTTGACGCCGAAGTTGAGCTAACAAGCATTCTTTCCGAGCACGTTGCTCTTGAAATCGATCAAGAAATTCTCAACGATCTCGTTAAGGGTGCAACAGCCGGTACTAAGTACTGGAGCCGCAGACCAGGTAAGTTCGTAAACCGTGATACAGGCGCAGCAATTACATCAGTAGGTGCTCCACCAGACTTCACTGGTAACGTCTCTATGTGGTACGAGACACTCGTTGAGACGATCAACGACGTTTCAGCTCAAATCCACAGAAAGACACTACGCGGTGGTGCCAACTTCCTCGTAACTTCTCCAGAAGTTGCTAACTTACTAGAGTTCACCTCTGGTTTCCGTGCTGATATCAACATGGAAGAACTAAAGGGTGGTTCTGTAGGAGCAGTTAAGGCTGGTGCTATCAGCAAGAAGTGGGATGTATATGTTGATCCATATTTTCCACGTAACTTGATCCTAGTTGGTCGTAGAGGCAAGGCATTCCTCGAAAGCGGATATGTCTACGCTCCATACGTACCACTAATGATTACACCAACAATCTTCGGAACTGAAGACTTCGTACCAAGAAAGGGTCTAATGACTCGCTATGCCAAGAAGATGGTTCGTCCAGACATGTATGGTTTAGTGATTTGCCAAGACCTAATTGGTTAATCAGTTAGGAGTTAGTTAAACTAAAGCCTCCATCGGGAAACTGGTGGGGGCTTTAGTGTTTTTGAAAACTATTTATAGCAATGTTAATTATTTGGAAGCTGGGCTTCTGGATAAGTCTTCTGTTTACTTGTAGACCGACAGATCCAGAAATAAGCGACAAAATAATCGACTCTGTTGAATTCCAAGAATCGAGAGGCGTATATAGTGTTAGAAGCAATGGCAGTTGTACTGGCTTAATGCAGGTCAATTATCGCTACACTCCCTTACCCCGATCTTTATTAAGAGTCCCCATAATCAACAGAACTGTTGGCACAAGAATGCTTAGAAATTGGAAGAAGCGTGCGGGAGGTAATATGAAAATTGCTCTTGCTTCCTACAATTGTGGTAATGCCGGATTAAAAGGTGTATGTGGTACAGGATACGCTAATTCAGTTCTTTTAAGAAATATTCACCGTAAAAGATCAAATATACCTGAATGTTCCATAATGGGTAGAGCTATAAACTATTATTATGATAATGGAGACTATTTAATAAAGTGGAGAACTAATATATGGCATTACCTACACTTACCCCGGCATCAACGACAACAACAGTAAGATTATCTGCTTCTGCTACGGCAGCGGAGGCGGCACCAGCATCTAGTTACCCGTTCAGTATTTATACAACAGATCAATACTTCTTAACAGGAGCGGCGGAGCAAGTTGCCTTTGTTTATAAAATGTTAGGTGGCGACGTATTAGATATTGAATTAACAAATCAAAACGTTTTCTCGGCCTATCAAGCTGCTTGTATGGAGTATTCTTACCTTGTAAATATCCATCAGGCAAAGAATTCTTTACCAAACATGTTGGGTAATACAACGGGTACTTTTGATCACCGTGGAAATTTATTATCTGGTCCAACTGGAAGCAATGTTTCTTTAAAATTCCCAAGGTTTCAAACACAATTACCAAGAAACGTACAAAAAGGTTTTGCGGCTTCTGTTGGTATTGGCGGTGATGTTCCAGTTTATTCAGCATCAATTAACCTTACTTCAAGCGTACAAGATTACGACTTACAGGCTTCCGTAGATTCTTATCTTACTTCAATTGGTAAAACAGATCAAGTGGGAAAAAGAGCGGTTATAACAAAAGTTTATTATGTTACCCCAAGAGCCATGTGGAGATTTTTTGCTTATTATGGTGGTATTAACGTTATTGGTAATATGACCACATATGGTATGTATACAGACGATTCTACGTTTGAAGTTGTACCAACATTCCAAAATAAATTACAAGCGATGATGTATGAGGATTCTTTGTACACAAGAGTATCTCACCACTCTTATGAGATTATTGATAATAGACTTAGGTTATATCCAATTCCAGCAGTTACAGACGTTACAAAACTTTATTTTAGATTTTATATTGTGCCAGATGCTTGGACTGATGGAAGAACTCCAGACGGAGCCGGTGGTATAAATAACCTCAATACTCTGCCTTTTGAGAATATACCATATCAGAATATAAACTCAATAGGAAAACAGTGGATCAGAAGATATGCTCTTGCTCTTTCAAAAGAAATGCTCGGTCAAATCCGTGGTAAGTTTGGTGGAGCGATTCCAGCTCCAGGAGTTACTATTACTCTTAATTCTACCGCTCTTCTTGGCGAGGCTAAAGATGAAAAAGATAAACTTAGAGATGAATTAACAAAAGTCTTGGATGAACTAACATATGCCAAGATTACAGAAACACAATCTAATATTGCCAAAAATGCGGCAGAAACAATGAAATATGCTCCACTACCAATATTCGTAGGATAAACTAAATGGCTAAAAGAAACCAATTTACACAGCCAGCAGCACCTCCTCCTCCGATGTTTATCAATCAACCGGAGAGAGATTTACATAAGCAAGTTGTATCTGAAGTAGCCGAGAGAGTTGTTGGTCAGCCAATACTTTATTATCCAATTGATATGGAGTCAACAGAGTTCCACCCTTTATATGGAGAAGCAATACAAAAAAATTTCTTACCACCAATTAGAGTTTATGTATTTATTGATTTTGGTACAACTTATAATGAAACAAAAGTAGATAAATTTGGACTAGAAAAAGATCAGAATGTTACAGTTCATTTTCATAAAAGAAGATTAGCCGAGGATCAAAATGTTTATGTAAGAGAAGGAGATTTTATTTTATATAATCAAGTTCTTTATGAAATTGTTAAACTAACGGAACCAGCTTCTCCATATGGACAACATGAAAATAGAATTGATATCACGGCTAAATGCATAAAGAGCAGAAAGGGACTATTCAATGCCCAATGATAAATCACATGAACAACAAAATAATCCAACACCAATCTCAACCTTTGAGACGATTGACATGGCTTTATATACTTGGATAAACGAAACTCTTGATATTCATGCGACAACAAACGAGGGAATTAAAAAAGTTCCTGTTGTTTGGTTTTCAAGAGAGAGATCTTATCAAATTAAAGAAGAAAGAGATAATAGAGATAATAATGGATTTTTAGACTTTCCACAAATACAAGTTACAAGAGGCACTATATCTTTAACGGAAAAAACTAGCAGCCCATTACCAGGTATTTTTACAAGAGGGATGGATTATAAAAATAATCAATTTGGCTTTTGGAGAAGAGTTAAGCAAGAAAAAACAAAAAATTTTGCTAATGCCAGGTCGGAAAGAGTGTATAACCAACCTAACTTTAAATTTCAAAACCCAGAAATAGTTTATGATTGGGTGTTTACTCCATATCCCTCTTATTATGATATTACATATGATATTTCTATGAAGGCAATATATATGCAACAGCTAAATGAAATAATTGCTCCACTGCAAAGAATTGTTGTTCCGTATAATGCTGGTGTGTTTATGTTAAAATATGGCGGATTTAAATATGAAGCATTTGTAGATAAAGCGATGAACATAACAACAAATTCTCCTGACATAGGAGAGTTGGAAAAAATATATGAAGCTAAATTTACAATTAAAGTTTTGGGTTTTACAAACACCAGCGACGCAAACCAAAACACTCCAAATATCGTTTATAGAGAAACTCCTGCAAAAGTTCGCATTCAAAGAGAGAGAACAATTTTGGGTGACATAAATTACCAAGGAGACCCAGATACTCCATTTAGAGAATGATTTTGAGATTCTTAAAACTATTTATTAAGAGTTAGTCATAGGAGAATAATTAATGGCAGTTAAAGGCTTTACGTTCAAATCACCAGGAATATTCCTAAACGAAATTGATCAATCACAAATTCAACAACCACCAGCTCCAGTTGGACCAATCATTATTGGTAGAGCGCAAAGAGGACCAGCCATGCGTCCCGTTACTGTTGCTTCTTACGAAGAATTTGTTGCAACTTTCGGTGATCCAGTTGCAGGCGGCGATTCTTCTGGTGATGTTTGGAGAAGTGGAGTTCCTGCTGGACCAACTTACGGTGGATATGCAGCACAAGCTTGGCTTGCAAATAATCCAACAGTTACATACCTAAGACTACTTGGTGTTCAAAGTGAAGGCGCTACTGGTGCTTCAAATAACAGCGGTAAAGCCGGATGGACAGTTGGAAATCCTGGTACAACCTCAGATAACGGAGCTTATGGATTATTTATATTCCCATCCTCTTCTGCCGCTGGAGCATCTTTGACTGGAACTCTTGCAGCCGTATGGTATTGCACCGGAGCCGTTCCTGCTTTATATGGAACTGATTATGGAGCAGCTACTACTTCTACTGCAAATGGTAAAATGATAGAAAGTGATTCTAATGGTGTCTTTACAATTCAATTATCTGGAAATACTGGCGGCTCTGGTGTAGGAGCTGGACAAAAGAAGAAATTTGATTTTAATCCATCTAGCGGACAATTTATTAGAAAAGTATTTAATACAAATCCGCAAAATACAAATAAAGATGATACCAACGTCGGGCTAGATCCAAATAGTTCAAATTATTATGGGTATTGGTTAGGAGAAACTTTTGAAAACGATATTTTCAACAATACTTACTCCGGCTCTACTTTAACCGGATCTTCAACAACAAAATCGGTTGGCATAATTTTACCTTTAAATGGATTTAATAACCAAAGATTAGGCCAAGAAGCAGAAGGAAGTTATGTTGCTAGAACTGGTTGGGTTGTTTCTCAAGCCGCCCAAGGTGCTATAGCCGGGTACAACCCTGCGACTTCTGTAACTAAATTATTTAGATTTGTAGCATTAGACGGCGGCGATTGGATTAGAAATAATCTAAAAGTTACTATTAATAATATAGCAGCTCCTTCTAATGAAGCTCAAAAATATGGAACTTTTGATGTTGAAATTAGAAGAATAAATGATACAGATGCTAATAAAAAAATAGTTGAAAGTTATACCAATTGTGACTTAGATCCATCTTCTCCAAATTATATTGCACGAAAAATAGGTGATATTAATTATACCTGGGATGATACCGAGAGAAGATTAAACCAAACAGGTTTATACCCAAATAACTCTAAATATATAAGAGTTGATATGTATAGTGATGATCTTGATTCTTCTTTAATACCTTTTGGTGTTCTAGGCCCACTAAAATATTCTGATGCTGATTTTGCTAGTTCCGCTAACGTTGCGAATGGTGTAGGATTTGTTTCTGGAACTTCAAGCTGTTTTGCTCAAGTTTCTTCTAATAATTTTACCTCTAGTGCTGCTACTGCTGGCGGTCAAGCGTTTAGATTTACTTTCCCATCATTAAGACAAAGAGTTTCTTCTTCAGAAGACTCTTTGACAACATACACGCTAGCAGATTGGGGTGCTGCTACAACAAGAACAGCTACCTCAATATTGTATAACGAAGGGGTAAATGATCTCTTAAGAGTTCCAGTAACTAACTCATCCGCTTTTGCAAATGGAACCGCAGGCAGCGGATTACAATATGCATGGACTTTTAGCTTAGATGAAGTTGTGCAAGGAGGTTCTGGGGCCTCGGTTTATTATTACTATTTAAGCGGCTCAAAATCAGGCGGAACTTCATTCACAGCTACAAGCACTAATACTTATATAACTTTGTTGAATAATGGCGTTAATAGCTTTACAACTGTATTCCAAGGTGGGACTGACGGCTTTAACGTAATGGAGTGGGAGCCACTCAGAAATTCTGCTATGTCTAGCTCTCCTACAAATGACAACAATTATATCTATTACACATATAGAAGAGCAATTGATACAGTAAGAGATCCAGAAGAAGTACAAGGAAACTTTATAGTAATTCCAGGATTGGTATTGGAATCACTTACTAACTACGAATTACAAATAGCCGAGCAAAGAGGTGATGTTCTTGCAATAATTGACGCCTCTGGGGATAACGATTCACAAGCTACTTACGTTACAAAATACGAAAGAAGCGACTATAAACAATCTACAAACGATAGAGTAACAACAGTAGACCAAGCAGTAACTCAAATTAAGTCTAGAAACCTAAATTCTAGTTATGGTGCAACTTACTATCCATGGGTACAAATTGTTGATTCTGTGACCGGAAAAATAATTGCTGTTCCACCATCTATCCCAGCTTTAGGTGCTATGTCTTACACGGATTCTGTCCAAGCTCCTTGGTTTGCTCCAGCTGGCTTTAACCGTGGTGGTCTATCAACCGGAAATGCCGGTGTTAACGTTGTTAACGTTGTTAAGAAACTAAGCCAAACTGATAGAGATAAGCTTTATCCAGTCAATATTAATCCAATTGCTTCTTTCCCAAATGAAGGAATTGTAATCTTTGGACAAAAGACTCTACAAGCAACTCCTTCTGCTCTAGATAGAATTAATGTTCGTAGACTAATGCTCTACATTAAGAGAGGAATTAATTTAATCTCTACACAAATTCTATTTGAGCCTAATGTCGAGGACACTTGGAACAACTTCAAGGATAAAGCAGAGCCATTCTTGGCAGATGTTAAGGCTAGATTTGGTCTAACTGATTATAAGTTGATCTTGGATGAGACAACAACAACTCCAGATCTAATTGATCAAAACATCATGTATGCTAAGATATTCTTAAAGCCAGCTAGAGCAATTGAATTTATCGCAGTTGATTTCTTTATCACAAGATCGGGCGCAACATTCCCAGTATAATAGGAGATTAGTATATGGCACAGCCACCAGTTAAACCAATTTGGGCAGGAGATTCAAGAGGTTTAGATCCAAAAAGAGGTTATAGATTTATTCTGTTCTTGGACGGTATCCCCTCCTATTTTGTAACTTCTACTGAAGTTCCATCTTTTACTATAACAGATGGAGGAACTCATAAGTTTCTTGGTCATGAATTTAAATTCCCAGGCTCAGTTAAATGGGGTGATAAAATTGATATAAAATTAGTTGATACAATTGATTACAATATATCTCAAAAATTTCTTGAATATATTAGAAAAGCTGGCTATGTTTATCCTTCTAATTTTAATGAATCTTCAACCAACCCAGAGTTCTACAGAAAGACAATATCAAAAGCTAAATTTCCCTTCAAGCAAGTTAAGATTCAAAGATTAGACGCAGAAGGAAAGATATATGAAACTTGGGTATTAAATAACCCATGGATTAGCGCTGCAAATTTTGGAGATGCAGATTATACAAAAGAAGGTTTGCTGAATATATCATTAACATTTAAATATGATTGGGCAGAATTAAGACAAGGCGATTCTGGAAATCCTCCGCCATTCCCAACATAATAGGAGGTAATTATGCCTCTGTTTTTTGACAAAAGTTCTCTAATCTCAGGGAAACAAGCACAACAAACCTATAGGTTCGTCTTAAATATAAGAGGAATTGACGTTGCATTAATTAAGAGTGTTTCTTCTCCAAAATATAAAGTAACAACTCAAAAATATCAAATATTAGATTACCAACTTAATTACCCAGAAAAAGTTACTTGGGATCCAATTAAATGCGAAATCTTGCAGATAATAGATAAAGAAGTTTTTACAACCACAATAGGCTTTTTTATGTCCAAACTTTATGATTCTGGATATTATGCAAGTCCCATGGGAATTGGAACTGGTGAAAGAGATATCGTACTACCAAATGAATTATTTACTGCCAAAGATTCAATAGCGAGATTTGTAAATAATACAGAAAATTCTGGTTATATAAGAAATTCAGATGAAGGCACTGTATTAGATTTTTCAAAAGCAAAATTAACTTCTGTTCTAGGTAGAGTTGAAATAAAAACTTTAGATGAAGAAGGTAAAGTTTATGATAGCTGGTTATTAAATGGAGCATTTATTTCTGGTATAACACCATCGGATCTTTCTTACGATAAAGAGACTGTTGCAACAGTTACTATTGATATAACTTACGATTGGGCTAGTTATGGTTTTAGAGGTGTTTACGCCGAACAAGATGCTGTTTCAAGAATTCTAGGAATTTAATTAAGAGGTAAATATGAATAATTTAAATAAATTTGGGCTACCAGCTGGTCTTGGTGGTGCTCCAAGTAATACTTTTTCAAGACCAGCCGGAGCATATGAAGCACCAACAGATTTTGTTGATCTTCCATCACAAGGTAAATTTTATCCAAAAGATTCTCCTTTATATGGAGTAGAAAAACTCGAAGTGAGATATATGACAGCCAAAGAGGAGGATTTGCTAGTATCTCCAGGCCTTCAAAAAGCTGGTATAGCAATTGATAGAGTTATTGAGTCTTTATTGGTCAATAAAAATATTAGAGCTAAAGATTTGTTAGTTGGGGATAAAAATGCAATTCTTATGAATGTAAGAAAAAATGCCTTTGGTGATGATTATGAATTCTCTTATATTTGTGAAAAATGTGGTTCTCAGAATAAACATAAAGAATATTTTAGTAATTTGTTAATAAAAGAAGTAAAGATAAGTGAAGGTTGCTCTATAACTGAAAACGGTACAATTACCGTAAAG